AAATAACATGGCCGATACATCCCAACATTTAGAACATGGGTTGAGTATGGCTGCTATCAAAACATCGCCACCGATTATCGTCACAGGAATGACATTCGCAGGAATACAAGTGCAAGATTGGCTGGTCATGGTAACAATACTCTATACAGTCATACAAATTATTATAGCGTTGCCGAACTTGAAACAGTCATTTAACGAGTGGCGCAAGAAATGAAAGCCATAAAACTATTCTTACGACTATGCTTTATTTCGGGTATTTGTGTAATAATAGGATTTGGGTGCTGGATTCTTTATTTTTTGTGGTGGATTGTTGAGGGGATGCTGTAATTATAAGAGGTTCTTATGAGTGAATTATGTACAGTAGAAAAGAGTAGAGAAAAAATAAAAGGCTCTGGTAGAGTTGCAGGAACACCGAACAAAAAAACAAAAGCAGTTAAAGAAGCACTTCAAGAAGCATTCGAGAACATTGGCGGTGTATTAGCTTTAGCAGCATGGGCAAAAGATGAACCCACGGAATTTTATAAACTTTGGGCTAAAATGTTACCGACAGAAGTTAAAGCGAAAGTAGAGACGGTTGGCGATATTCCCATTGGCAAAGTTCAAATAGAGGTCATTAGTGCGAACGCTAAAGATTCAAGCGACTGAACCACAAGCACGATTTTTAGCTTTAACTGCAAAGTATAGGCTTTTTTGTGCTGGTTTTGGCGCGGGGAAGTCTGAGGCAATGGCTAACGCAGCAATGATAGACGCTTGCGAGTCAACAGATACACTAATCGGTCTTTATGCGCCGACTTACGATTTAGTACGACTAATTACTGCACCACGCATTACATCAAAACTCACGCAACACGGCATAGCACACAATTACAACAAGTCAGAAAACGTAATCTACACGTCCGCTCCTCGCTTTGGCGACTTCATTTTAAGAACGCTTGATAATCCTGAGCGTATTGTTGGTTATGAGACTTACAAAGCGCATTGTGATGAGTTGGACACGTTACACACTGAACACGCTCGCAATGCTTGGAATCAAGTCATAGCGCGTAATAGACAGCGACCAAACGGTATTATTGACCCATTTAATCAAGCAAGTGCTTACACAACGCCAGAAGGGTTCAGGTTCTGTCACGAACGATGGGTGGCAAAGAAAACAGAAAGCTACTCAATCGTACAAGCCGCTTCATATTCAAACCCATTTTTACCGCCTGATTATATTGATTCCCTTAGAGAGTCATACCCTGCAAATTTAGTCGATGCGTATATCGAAGGCCGTTTCGTTAACTTAACAAGCGGCACGATTTACAACAATTACGACCGCGAACGCTGCGACTCACACGAAACAATCAGAGAAAACGAGCCGTTATTCGTCGGACAGGATTTTAACGTTGGAGCAATGGCATCGACTGTTTACGTCAAACGTCCGAACGGGTGGCACGCGGTTGACCAACTCACAGGCGTTTATGATACGCCTGAACTTTGCAAAGTATTAAAAGAGCGTTATCAAGGCCATAAAATAACAATATACCCTGACGCTAGCGGCAATAGTCGCAAGACAGTCAACGCTAGTGAGTCTGACATATCACTGCTAAAACAAGCGGGTTTTACGGTTAAAGTTAATGCACAAAATCCGCGCGTTAAAGACCGTATTTTGTCGGTTAATGGCGCATTATCACAGGGTAGAATGTGGGTTAATGCTCGCAAATGCCCTGATGTTGTTTCATGCTTAGAACAACAGGCGTATGATAAAAATGGAGAGCCTGATAAGCAAGGTGGATTCGACCACCAAAACGACGCGACAGGTTATCCAATTGTTTATGAAATGCCAGTGCGAAAGCCAGCATCAAGCGGTATTTCTATGAGTATGTTTTAATGACTATCACGACAGACAGCACATTACGCCATGAGTTGACAGTATCAAGATTAGTAACAGGTATTGTTCAATCTCGCATCATGCCGTCATATTTGGATTTATCAAAAGCTGTCAAGGCGGCATTAGTTGACTATGAGCCGACAATGAACCGTAAAGACTTCGATATGCTTCGGCAGCGTGTCGGCTTGCTCGTTAAAGAAAAGATGGCTGAGATGTGGGACGGTACAACTAACGATTTATTCGACTTGGCTAAGTATGAATCTGAATATATTGTTAATGAGTTAGTGGGTACTACAGCAGTAAGCGAGGCCGCAGTCACAAAAGCCGTAAATGCCCCGATGGTGTTGGCTGGGGCAAAAATAGCACAGGTCGGCACATGGCGCGAATATGTTGCAGGTGCTTCAAATAGCACACAGACACGGATTATTGATAACACGATACGTCAAGGTTATGAAGTTGGCGCAACAGTAGCAGAGATGACTAATCGGCTTGTCGGCACTAAAGCAAATAATTATTTAGATGGGTTAATCACAAATACGGGAGCGCGTGAAGCTGAGGCATTAGTGAGAACGGGTGCTAATCACTATGCAAATGCGGCGCGTGACGTTGCAGCACAAGCTAACAGTGATTTAATTCAAGGCCGTATTTTTCTCGCCACTTTCGACAATCGCACGACATTGACTTGCCGTCATTTTGGCACATTGCATAAAATCTATGAATTAGACGACCCTGCAACGCCTAGACCGCCACTACATTTTTCTTGTCGATCTGTTTTATCAATTGTTCCGATTGGCTTTGACCCGTTCGACGGCACAAGGGCGGCAGTAGGCGGACAGGAAGGCGAAACAGCCGAAGAATTATTCAATAAAAAGAATGATAGACTTGATGCTAGGCGCGAAAAGGCAGACGAAAAACGGGCGAACGGTGAAACGGATGTAAAAGAAGTGCCGAGCAAAGTAACGTACTCAGGCCGAAAAGATTCGTCTATTTTTAACGCAGGTCAGATTGACAGTCACACAACAATGGACGCTTGGATGCGTAACCAGCCCGATTGGTTTATAGAATCGTCGCTTGGTAAGACCCGTGCTAAACTATTCAAAGATGGTGGTCTAACATTAGATAAATTTACCGATATGAATGGAAAACCATTAACACTCAAACAAATGAAGGCGTTAGATAGTTATGACGCGGCATTTAGGAAAGCACAACTATGACATCGCTTAAAAATCAGCATCCCGATTATTTAACCGCCGCGCCTGATTTGTTTTTAGTGCGTAAATTTGTCGAAGGCGAGGCCGCAGTAAAACGCGAAGGATCTACGTTTTTACCGCATCCTAATCAATTAGAATGCAATACGCCCGAGCAAGTCCGCCGCTATGAATCATACAAAATGGGTGCTGAGGTTGAAGACTTTCCAGCGCGAACATTAAACGATTTATTGGGCGCGATGTTTCGACAGCCTGCCGTGTTTGTGCCGCCCGTTGGTTTAGAGTATTTAGTCGATGATAGCGATGGCGACTGGCTATCGTTGCAAGCATCTATCGAATTGACAGCTAGAAACTGTTTGCAAGTCGGCTATCATATTTTGTTGGCAGAATATGACCAGTTGCCTAGCGGTTTAGACGTTGAATTGTCTATTGCAGACAAGGCCGCATTGAACCAAAAAGCGTCTATTAAACACTACCCACGCGAATCGCTTGTAGATTGGTCGTTTGGTAAAGTCAACGGACGATTAACGCTAACATTTGCGAAATTGCAGCACAATGAAACGCGAAAAGACGAAAAAGGCTTTTCATTTAATGCAACCGTTTGTTTAGAGCTTGGTATTGATGAATTTGGCTACTGGCAAGAGCTAGAAGTATACAAAAACGGCTTAGAGGTTTACGAGTCGGCAGAGCGCGTTTATCCGCAAGCCAACGGTAAAAACCTAACATATATTCCGCTAGAAATCGTTCAAAGCGAACGCATGATTGCAGGGCAATTACCGATTCAGGCGGGATATATCGCGCCATTATGCTACAAGTCGCACGCACGTTATCAAGTCAGTGCTGACTTGAAAGAGCGTCTCAGAATTTTACAAGATACGTCTTATTCAAGCGGGTGGGATGAGAGCAAAAAGGAAGAGTTTAATATCATCAATGGTCGCAAGTATTTTGCAATGGGTGCTGGTGTTCACAACTTTTTACCCGATGGCGTGACAATGGACATTCTCAAACTCACGGCAGACGGTGACGCTTTATTCAAATATATGGAAGAAAACGCCAAACAGATTCGGGCTATCGGTGGGCGGTTCGACACGCAAGACAAGAGCCAAGAAACGTTAGGCGAAGTACAAATAAAGGACGCTAACGAAAAAGCAGTATTAACGCTTTTAGCTAACAACATCGAACGCGCTTACAAGAACGTCATCGCGTATTGCGGCGAGTTTGAGGGATTGACGCTTATGCCGTCAGATATTGAATTGGCGCTTAATCGCGAGTTTACATCGACGAAACTGACAACGGATGAAGTTAAAAGCGTTCGTGAGTTAGTGCTAGACCGATTAATGACTCCCGAAATGGCTATTGAAAAGCTAATCAAAGGCGGTTTTTTAGTTGGTGAGGCTCAAGACATTATGAATATGATAGAGCAACAAGGCATTGCACCTATCATACAAAAGTAGTATTTTAACTGTTATGATATAACGTCACATCAAAGGTTTTGATTATGATTGAAGTCGCTAGTTTAGATGTTATCCCCGAAGGTTTTCGCGGTGACTATGTTGAAGTTGAA